TATCGGTGAACCGTCAAGTAATGACGGTCCCTGATAAACTATCGCGCTATTGGGTATTGCTTTACTCATTTTCGATCCTCACGTTTTGCTAAAAGGAATAATCCAGAACAGTATTATAGCAAACTGGCAAGGATTCACAATACTTAATTGTATTAATACTCCTTATATATAGGGTATGAAATGACCCCTACCGGCCGCACGAATTCGGCCCAATATTAGGCCCATGCCCATTTGTGTTATGCTGAAAATAATTAATTCATGCATTGTGCATGCACTGATAGCCGGAACTTAATACATGCATTATCCTGGCATCAATTATCAGATAATTAATTCATGCATTATCCATGAATGGTTTGATCAATAATTAATTCATGCATTATGCACGAATGTATCGGGGACCGGTTTTAGGGGGGGGCTAAGTACTTGTATTCGTTGAAGAATCCGTATCGGTATCTTGCACCCTTCCACAAGTCAAAATCGAAATAGGAGATTTTATGAGCAGTCCATCCAACAATCAATCTAAGGCAAACAGCCCACTTGGGCAGATTCAGGCGCATATGCCGATGGAGAAAATATCCACACCACACGGGTTCCGTAAACTTGGAATTCGGGAAACACTGGCATGGAATCAATATATTAGAGGTCGTGGGAGGTGGAGAGAGGCAGACCTGAGGATACTCTACTTTATCGTGAAAACCGATACTTTGATCTACAAGGCATACGCTGATGGTGACCAGGATCTCATCGACCAGTTGCATATGCGAACCGGACGATTGTGGCGAGACATTGGTTTTCAGATTTCTACTGCCGAGGGCAACAAGCTAAACCGCAAGTCAAAGGTTGCAACCGCTGATCCGCTACCAGTGAGAAAACTTGTATCGATATGAATAAACGTGAACTGCCGGCAAACGTGAGGTCGGCAATTGTCAGTGGTTTTGTACCTACGTTGCGTGATTGGAGATCGATCACGATAGACACTGAAGAAACACTTACCCGGGCCGAGGAGGTCATGTCCTTTGCCGAGGATTATCTAAAAGTTCCAGAGGGTGACCTGGTCGGGCAACCGTTACGCCTGGAACCATTTCAGGAAGCGTTCATTTATGCAGTCTACGATAATCCTGCCGGCACCCGCAGGGCGATATTGTCCATGGCCCGAAAGAACTCCAAGACGGTGACATGTGCCATTATCCTGCTGAATGCCATATGTGGATCTGAGCGTAGAAAAAACAGCATGTTATGTTCCGGTGCCATGGGTCGCGAACAGGCGGCATTGATCTTCCAGCATTGTTGCAAGTTTATTTACCAGAGTGTGGAGTTACAGGCGGCAGTACGGATCGTCCCATCCAGCAAGCGATTGATCGGACTGAAGGAAAATGTCGAATATCATGCCCTGGCAAAAGAAGGTGGTCGCGCCATGGGCCGGTCAGATCGGTTGATCATTGGTGATGAGTGGGGTCAGATTACTGCACCAACAGATGATTTTGTGGAGGCACTTACATCATCTCAGGGAGCGCATTCCGATGCATTGCAGATAATCATCTCCACCCAGGCACCAAACGACCAGGCAATGTTATCCACATGGATCGATGATGCCATCAGAGCAGACGATCCTAAAATTGTGTGTCACCTGTATGCGGCACCCAATGACTGTGACCTGATGGACGAAAAAGCCTGGTATCAGGCTAACCCGGCACTGGGTATTTTCCGCAGCAAGGAGGATCTTGCAGAGCAGATGAAACAGGCAGTCCGGTTGCCTACAATGGAAGCTAAGGCCAGGAATCTATTACTCAATAATCGCATCAGTTCTGATGTGTTGGCATTTTCCCCCACGGTCTGGAAACAATGTGCCGGTCCCATTGATCTCGATGTGTTTCGTGAAAACCCCGTGTACATGGGTTTGGATCTCAGTTCTAAAAACGATCTGACGGCCGCAGTTCTTGCCGCGCAAGATCCGGTAAACGGTGTTGTGTACACCCACGCATTGGTGTTTTGTCCGACCAGTGGTATAGAGGATCGAGGCAAGCGTGACCGGGCTCCATACAAACTGTGGTGTGACCAGGGCCACATGATCCCGATTGGGTCGAACACAATGGACTTTGATCAGATTGCAGAGGCTATTGGTTATTTCCTGATTGAGGAGGTCATCGAGATCACAGAGGTGCATTACGATAAACATATGATGGTTCACTTCCAGGCAGCATGTGAACGTGAATCTGTATTACAGGAGTGTGAGTGGGTAGCTGTACCACAGAATTTTCGTGATATGGGTGTGCGGCTTGCCAGTACCCTGGGATTGATGCTCGATAAAAAACTGCGTCACAACTCGCCTTTGTTAAATTACGGTGCGGTCAATGCGATTGCCGTGCAGGGTCGAGAAGGTTTATCTGCGCTGGATAAAAAGAAGTCTACGGCCAGGATAGATATGATTGTTGCGTTGCTGATGGCGACCTGGAAGTTTGGTGACGGTCAGGATAATGAAGAGGCATTTGATACTGCAGCAATGATTGGTTAACCGAAAACACAACATATTCCGCTGATTTACTTTCCAGATAACCACATCTTGTGTATGCTTGTGCAAACCAATTAAGGCATTTCATATGCACTTTATTCGTAAACGCCCAGATAAACGATCCAGACAGGACAACGGTTCAGGTGATAAAAAGCCTGGTGATACCGGCAAAGTGCCTGTCAATGATCGTGCAGAGCATTTGGCATAGGGCAAAACTCTTCTCCCGTAAAGAGGCATCAGCATGGTGTTCCTCTCACGACTTCAAAACAGATGTGTATCGATCAAAGTCAGACGATGACGGTGAAGTGGTATTTCACATCCACGCACAATTTGATCCATCTGAAGCTGTTGATGACAGTTGGAAAATCATTTCCGATACATTCCCAGAGGGGATATCGGCATCTGTCTGTGAACGCAAGGAAAAATCTATGAAAAAGCAAGTTATTAAAGGTCGCCAATCAGCGGATGATCCCTTTGAATTTATCATGTCGGATGAGTCGGTTGACCGTATGGGTGATGTCATCGTTGCCAAGGGATGGGATCTACGGAAATTCAGAAAGAATCCGATCGCACTGGGATTCCATAATCATGGCATGCCAATCGGCAACTGGGAAAATGTCAGGATAGTGGGTAAAAAACTGATCGGCAAACTGCATATGGCAGCAGCAGGAACCAGTGCAGAGATCGATACGATCCGGTCACTGCTCGAGCAGAGAATCATCAGGGCAGTTTCAGTCGGATTCAGTCCAACAGAATATAAAGAAACCAAGACCGGTTACCGGTTCATCAAACAGATACTGGATGAGTGTTCACTCGTTTCAGTGGGTGCAAACGCCAATGCGCTTGCTATCGCAAAATCACACGGTCTGGGTTCAGACCAATTACGCCAATTACTTTCTAATGGTCAGAATGCTGCGCCGGGAAAGAAAAAGGCACTTACCAAGACCGGCACCCCGCTGGCTACTTCCAAAAGGAAACCTGTAATGGATATTACAAAACGGATTGCCGCCAAAAAGGAACGGCTTGTTGCAATCAAAGATGACCTGACCGTGCTAAAGGCATTGTTGGATGAGGACGGTTATGAGCATTCTGACGATGAGATCGAAACCATCGATGTTCTGACCGATGAGGAAGAGACTGTGATCAAATCCATTGCTTCTCTTGAGAAGTTGGAACAGGGTCTTGCCAAACGTGCAGAACCGGTATCCGGTAATATCAAAATTCCACGGGCCGGTGGACCTGCTGCGAAAGTTGATGAGAAAGGTGGCATGCTGCTAACCCAGGTTGCCCTGGCCCATGTGTTCTCCCATGTGCAGAAGAAAAGCCTGGAGCAGGTTATTTCAGAACGGTTCCCGAAAGATGACCGCATCACTGAAGTAATCAAGGCAATGGAAGTCATGAAGACGGCAACGCCTCTCGCCACTACAACTTTGACCGGTTGGGCGGCAGAATTGGTATCGGAAGATACCCGTGCTTTCCTCACCGATCTCGCACCGTATTCGATTTATGCCGGTCTGCGTTTGCAGGGCATGGCACTCGATTTCGGTGGCGCAAACTCGATTACGATTCCATCCCGTGGTGGTAACAACACTGACCTGGCCGGCGCATTCGTTGGTGAGGGTGGCGTGATTCCTGTGAAATCTGCGACTCTGCAGAGTCAACGGCTGGAACGTTACAAGATGGCAGTTATTTCTGCTACCAGTAATGAACTGCTACGGGCATCGAACCCATCCATTATGGCAGTGATGCACCAGGGCATGCTTGAGGATACGGCAATTGCCCTTGATACTGCATTCCTTGATTCCAGTGCCGCTGTTGCCGGTATTCGTCCCGCAGGTTTGCTTGCTGGTGTAACTGAAACAGCATCTGCTGGACCATCTGCCGCCAACATCATTACCGATATCAAGGTATTGCTGACGGCAATGGTTACCGCCAACCTGGGCGCGAAACCTGTATTGATCATGAACAGTCTGCGTTTACTGGGTCTGTCCACGGTCACTTCAGCTACGGGTGATTTCCAGTTCCGTGATGAAGTTGCAAGCATGCGCTTGCTCGGAATCCCGGTACTTGCTTCATCTACCGTACCAGCTGACAAGGTGCTTATCGTTGATGCCGCATCATTTGCTTCAGCAAACGATGTGCCTGAATTCATGGTTTCCGATCAGGCAACCCTGACGATGGCAAATTCAGATGCGAGTATTCCGACACAGGCCGCTGCAGATGCGACCAATGCCGCGAAGGGTACAGCAGAGCAAGTTCCTCCACTGGCAGGTGTCTTTGTTAATTCCGGTAAAGCGGCTGGTCCTGATGCTGTTGGTGTTGGAGCCCAGGCAGTGAGTCTTTATCAGACGTATTCAACCGCATTGCGGATGGTACTCCCGACCTCATGGGGTCTGATTCGTCCCCATACCGTTGCCGGTCTGAAGACTGTAGCCTGGTAAGTTAGTTTCGGTGTAATTGATGAGGGCAGTACGTTGCTGCCCTCATTAACTGGAGAATTTATGATGAAGATATGGGATGGAAACGCATTTCGGGAAGTCTCCGACAAGGTGGGCAGACAACTGGTCAAGGAAGACAAGGCACAAGAGATCGATCAGGTTTTGCGTGATGGTGAGATGTATAAATTCCGCGCTGAGTTCACCGGTTATAAAACCCGTGAAATGAGGGCAGAGAAAACACCCACCAAGAAAACGAAAGCGAAGAAGTAATGAAATTTCCCAGCATCAGGACAATCACCGCAAAGGTGAAAGCAGCAGTGGGTGCGATGTCGTTCCCGTTACCTATTGAAGGCGGCAGCATCCCTGCAGATTGGCCTTGGAACTGGTGGCAGCAGGGTCGTAATCCGATCCAGCATGGTGACACTGCCACGGTTCATGCCTGTGTGGATGCTTACGGTCAAACAATTGCTTCTATCCAGGGGAATCACTGGCGATATGATTCCGATGATACGAAAACGAAGGTCATCACCAGTTCATTATCGAGGGTGTTGGTCCACCCAAACGAATACCAGACCAGGTCTGATCTGTTTTATAACCTGGTCAAGTTGCTATTGCTTGATGGAAATGCATACCTGTATGGCAAGCGCAATTCACGCAACGAGATTGTGGAGATCCACCAGTTGCCATCTGCTGGAACGATGCCGTATATCGATCCAGAAACAAAACAGGTGTTTTATACCGCCGGCATAAACCCAATGCTGGAAGCGTTTACCTTTGGTGATTTGCAATACATGATCCCGGCCCGGGACATTTGTCATATCAGGCTTTATACACCATCGCATCCTCTGATTGGAGTATCTCCGATCACGAATGCTGCCGCATCGATTGCTGCCAATGCAGCGATTACGCAGCAACAGGCAGTCTTCTTTTCAAATATGAGTCGCCCTTCAGGATTACTTTCTACGGAACTGAAGCTGACGGCAGACCAAATGAGGCAACTGCGGTCTGCATGGGAAGAGCAGTCCAAGGGAATGAATACCGGCGGCATCCCTATTCTCGGATCGGGAATGAAGTGGAATCCGATGTCGATATCATCCCAGGACGCACAGTTGGTCGAGGCGTTTAATATGACAGTGGAGGATATCTCCAGGGCATTCAGGGTGCCGTTACCACTGATCAACGATAACCGGCACAGTACCTACAATAACGTGGAGCAACTGATCTCGCACTGGTTGTCCGGTGGTCTGGGTTTCATGCTGGATCACGTTGAAAACAATCTCGATAAATTCTTTAATCTGCCCATCACCGAGAAAGTTGAGTTTGATGTCGATATGCTGATGCGTACCGATTTCGCCGGCAGGGTAGAAGGTTATACAAAAGCCATTTCAGGTGCATTGATGACCCCGAATGAAGCACGTTCAAAGTTTGGTGGTCTTGCCGCAGTTGCACACGGTGACAAACCTATCGTACAGCAGCAGATGGTTCCACTGGGATGGACGGAAACACAACCGGAACCGATACCCATCGAACAGGATACCCAGGATTCACTTAAATTTCTCAGGAAAGCTATCAATGGATAAGTCAACACTAAATGCAGTCGCAACCGTCCTGAAGGATGAACGCAAATCAACTGATCAGAAGATCGATGAACTGCGTAAGCAGCAGTTGAACTGGGATTCTGAACAGGCAAAGAATTTCACCAGGACACTGGATGACGCTATTGATGATGTGCGTACCGAGGTGATGCTGGGTGCCGAAACGAACAAGGGCCAGATCAGCGACAAACACATCGAGGTTCTGGCACAGATTGCTGCGGTCAGGGCAGAACTGGCAGAGTCAAGCATCAGCATGCTCGATACGATTGCAGATACGATGAAAGATACTTTTGTCGAGTATCAGAAACAGAACAAAAAGATCATTGCCAGGGTGAAAGATGGCACCGATGGCACCGATGGCAGGGATGGTCAGGACCGGTTCAATGTCGTTCCAAGGCTTATAAAGGAAGGTGAAGCATCCGAAAAGAATGAAGTAATCATCCACGATAACGGTTTGTTCCTGGTGACTCGGGATACGGACCATGGCCCGGATGAAGATCCGCATTCATTCGTATCCATGATCACGGGTGTTAAGGAACTGAAATCAGAATATGATCCTGCCGGCCGCAGGTTTATCTTTACCAGCATCATGTCGGATGGTATCGAGCGGGTGTTCAATTTGCCTGACATGCCGAGGATGGTTGAGAAGGATGCCGGCAAGCATATCAATGGTGATTGGTTTATCGATGGTGCAGGAATCAACATCTGGCATGATGGCGAATGGATCTGCCAACCAACCAAGGGTGATCAGGGTGAGCAGGGCAATAGTGGTGAACGAGGCCGCAAGGGCATGCGTGGTCTTCCTGGTGTTGGCATCGAGGTTATCTATCCTGCAGAAGGAACCATTCATGTTGCCATGACCGATGGCACGATCTACAAAGATCTGTTCACCTATCTGTTGCCTAATTCAGATGTGTCACA